TCTATGGTGGAGCAAAAGGCGGCGGCGGCGGCGGGCAAGTTTTGACCGTACCTGTTTCTGTCGCGGCTATAGCTGGAGGAAATCAGGCAGTTGTTATTGGCGGCGGTGGCGCTGGAGGTCCAGCAACCGGGGCAACCTCGGGAGGTGCCGGGGGCGATAGCAAGTTTGGAAATGTAGCTACAGCACAAGGGGGAGGGGGTGGCGGCGGAATAGGCGGCGGAATAGGCGGCGGTGGCCGCATCAGATATGACTCTTATGCATCCCCCGCTGTCTATGGTTCGTATGGTTCATCAGGTGGTGCTACGGGTGGGGACGGAGGATTCGATACCCAACAAAGTGGAAAGGGCTGTGCGGGCTTCGGCGGTGGCGGTGGTAGCGGGACGCCCACCGCCGGTGGCCGTGGTGCTGGCGGATTAGACGGAGGTGCAGGAGCAGCAGCCGGGGGCGCAGGTGTCGCCTCCGTTGGAGCAGGAGGGAGCAACGGAGCAGGCGGCGGTGGCGGTCAGGGCATATGTATTGTTTTTTGGACAGAATAACCGGAGTATAGTAAATGAGATACGCTTTAGTAAAAAACAATGTTGTCCACAATGTAATTGTGGCAGACCCTGACTATGTATCCGAGATTTCCCCCGAATACGACAATGTAGTTCTTCTTGATTATCCAGAAGAAGAAACAGTATCAGGTCCGGGTTGGACCTATAATCCAACCACAGGAGAATTTAGCCCACCTGTGGAACCCGAACCTGAAGTAATCGAAACTTGGAAGATTACTAAACTGGCATTCAAGAATCGTTTTCCCCGTGCAAAGTGGATGGCATCTAAGGCAGCTTCAGCGGTTGACCCCAATATGGACGACTTCTTTGAAACATTCAATCTCGCAACTTACATTGATTTGGAAAGAGAGGACACTCGTGCCGACGTGACGTTCCTGACTGGCGCTTCTATTCCAGAGTCATTCAGGCTAACAACCGAAGAACTTGACGCTATTATTAACACACCGGCAAGACCTGATGAAATTCCTTCTTTCCTATAAGCCATGAAGATAGCATTGTATAAGGGGCCACCTGAAGATGTGGCCCACTCAATCTCTCATTACTCGATTCGTCTCTGGACTTTTAGTAAATATTCCCATGCAGAAATTGTTGTGGATGGCGTTTGCTATTCTTCTTCGAGCAGAGACGGAGGTGTAAGATCAAAGGTAATCGATCTGGAAAGCGGAAGATGGGATGTGTTTGAAATTTCTGACGATCCAGAGCTAAAGAAAAGAGTCCTTGCTTGGTTTGCAAAACACGATGGCGATCCATATGACTACAGAAACATCATCCGGTTTGTGCTTCCGTTCGTCGGCCACAACGACAAACACTGGGTTTGTTTTGAGTCTATTGGCGCTGCACTCGGCATCGACAAACCACATAAACTAGATGCAGACAAATTACTACAAGAGGCACTTAAACTATGAACTTCACAAAGATTGCTGTAATCGCATTTATCGTCATTCTAATCTTGGCTGCATATGATGCGAGAGCCGAAGACGGATGGAGAGTAAGTTTGGGTCACACCGCGGCAAACTCTTCTATGGCTTTCGGGAGCATCGGGTACGAGTACAAAGGCATTGAGATTGATGCCACTCAAATCGGACACGGAAGCACAAAGCGAGGCGACCAAGGCACGGTAAACATCTTCTCTTTGTCTCACCTTGTCAGACCAGACTGGACATTCCTTGGTGGAAAAAACTACTACCGAATTGGGGTTTCTTACCAAGACGGAAGCCCACTAGTAGGAGACACAAACTTCAGACTGGGTGTCGGCTTGGAGTGGAAAGTTTTTCAAGTAGAATATATCCACTACTCTTCTGCTGGCATTCACCGCCCAAACACAGGTATTGACGGAATTCAGCTAAGATTCAAATTCTAAAAAATCTCTATACACATCAAAGCCACTTTCCTAAATAGGTAAAGTGGCTTTTTTATTTTGGGCGCATACATGGTGAGAACCGCATGAAAAAAGAATTTGACAAGCAAAGAGAAATCGAAACTCTGATAAAATTTTCAGAAGCCCTTGGGGTTTCGGTGGATGATTCTGTTCACAGAGAGTTAAAGGAAGTAAAAGAAAAAAAAGCACTTCAACTCGCAAAGCAAATTAGGGAAAAGAAATCCTCAAAGAGTTTCGTGAATACTCCTGAAAAATCAACAGAAGAGCCGCAACCACAAATATTAGAAGAAGTGTTGCTTTCTCCTACTGTAGAGGCGAGCACAGAGCCAGAAATCGACTTAGTCAAAGAGGCATACGAAATTCTAAAGCAGAAGACTCGACTAACAGAATCTACAAGTCTTGAGTCTAGGGTAAAAGGAATTGAAAATTATCTTTCGACGACATATCTAGGCTCATATGGCTCTGGTGAGGTGAGACTGAAAAATCTTGATGATGTTGACAGGTATTCAGTTGGCAATCCAGATCATATTTTGAGGTATGATCCAGATACCAAAAAATTCTACTTTGGGTATATTTCTGGTGATCAGGGAAAGATAAACTCTCTCACATTCGAAGATTCTGGTCCGCAGGTAACTCCTGTTCCCGGAATGATTGCTTGGAATCATAATGAAGATTGCATTGACGTGTACCAAAATGACGGCTCTACCTGCCAAGTCGGATTGGAAACTTACATTGAAGTTTATAATGGGACCGCATCAACATTATCACAGGGTGAGGTTGTAAAGTTCGCAGGAGCTTACGGATTCAATGGTTGGGTAAAGCCAACTGTCGAGAAGTTCGTGGCCGACGCAAATTCAATTCCAGAATATGTAATCGGTGTATTAACAAATGACGTTGCTCCGGGCGGCACAGGAAGGGCCACCGCTGTAGGAAAGGTAAGAGAGCTAAACACAACTGGGAGTACAGTGGGAGAAACGTGGGCAGTGGGGGACATTCTTTTTGCACACCCAACAATTCCCGGTCAGCTAACCAAGAATCGCCCAACAGCACCAAACGTTAAACTTAAGATAGGGACCGTGCTTAAAGTTTCTCCGACACTTGGAGTTCTTCTAGTCAGACCGAACATTTTCCCAAGACTCTATTATGGAAACTGGCACGACGAGACAAACCAAACAGCAGCAGCACCAAACACTGCGTACCCTATTAGATTCGGGTTACAAGACCCTACCAGCGGATTCACTCAAGACCCAGTTGACAAGTCAAAAATTATTGCTCAGAACTCAGGATTATTCAATTTTGAATTCTCATTGCAATTTACTAGCACAAACAGCACCCGGCGAAATATATGGGTCTGGTATAGAAAGAACGGAGTCGATGTTCCACACTCAGCAACAAACCTAACAATTTCTGAAAACGGAGGAAAGTTAGCGCCAGCTTGGAACTTTGTTGTCTCTATGCTTCCGAATGATTATTTTCAATTGATGTGGGCAACAGATAGCACGAACGTAAGTTTGTCAGGAGAACCTGCAACCGCATTTTGCCCTTCTGTTCCATCAGCAATTTTATCTGTGTGTCAAGTTAACCAATGATTATTGAACCTTTGATTGAGACAGCAAAGTTCCACGACGAACAAGGAACTAGAACCTGCACCTTAGTTTTAAACTACGAGCTTCCTTGTATTTGCGTTATAGGCTCAGCGCAAGGAGAGCTTACCAGAAAAAACATGAAGCAACTAATCGACTATCTGATTTCCAAGAATGTGCACAAGGTAAAGATTTGGAGATTCAAAGGCCACTCTGTTCCATTTGCGACTATGGAAGAAGAAACGAACGATTGTTATCTCTGGGTTATAGATTTAAATAAATATAAAAATAGGTACAAGAGAATAGAACATGTTTAACGATCACTCAAAACCGATTGTCAACCTCAACATAAGAAACAACGCGGACTACAAGGCCACAATATATTGGGGCGCAGGGCAAGTTCCGCTTTCGGGTCTGGCCGCAAAGATGGACATAAAAGCTAACGAAAGAACTTCGGAAGTTTTGTTGTCTCTTAGCTCGGAGAATGGTTTGCTAATAATCCACGAGTCAGAGGGCTACATCGAAATTAATTTGCCGTATGAAGTTACTTCAACAATAAATTGGCAAAGAGCATTGTTTGACATGATTCTATATTCCACCATAACGAATGAGGTTTACTTCGTCGCAGGTGGCAACGTATTCATCAATAACGGAATAACCAAAATCTAAGGAAAATTAAATGGCTATCATCGACACAGAAATCCAATATCGCCTATCAGGCGGAGCATCAAACAGCGACCCTAATGCTAGCTTGGGTGGGGCTAAATCTTCGACCGCTTGGGTCAACAACATGTTCGACGACGTGTCGGCAGCACAAGCTACTGCTGGTTCAATCGAGTATCGTTGCTTCTACGTTCACAACGCAAACGCAACTCTGACTTTGATTGCACCCAAAGTTTGGATCGTGGACAATACCCCTTCACCAACAACTTCAATCGCAATTGGCATTGGCACTTCTGCACTAAATGGCACAGAGCAAACCATTGCTAACGAAGACACTGCACCTTCAGGCGTGGTGTTTACTGAGCCTACTAACTTTGCTGGCGGCATTGTGCTCGGAGACATTCCCGCACGAAGAGGCGATAAGGGCATCTAACTCACCGTGGCATTTGCTACAGAATCACCCCAAACAACCAATTCAGTTTTTCACTACCCCTAGTGGAAAAGGTATTCCTTATTTGTCTGGGTTGATAACCACAAACATAACTTCGAGTGGGGCACGTCATTCTTTGACGCTGACATATTGAAATGGCAAATCTATATCTAGCAGTCTACTTGGCTTCCGATCCTGCTCCAACTTGGGACAGGATCGGTGGTTGGTCTGGTTCGCCAGTATATACAGACGCAGACACTTCGCCGACAGTTTCTGGACAATACACCTTTGTTCCAGATTCTTCGGGGTTGTCTGCTTCTACAAATTACAAGTCTTATGCTGTCTGGGATGATGGCGTAGACACGGTAGGCCCAATCGCTTCCGATTCTTGGCAAACTGCTGCTGAAACCACTTCTACAGTTTCGAACCAATACAACGGAAGTTTTATTGTCAGAGGGTATTCTGATAACACAAAATCCGCAGAGTATAATGTTAGAACTCTTACAGGTTCGCGATTCGCGAATGGCGAATATAATGTTCGCAATTCGATTCAGGCCACAAGAAGTTCGCAATACAATGTAAGAAATTCTGTATCTGAAGAAGTAACCTCGGGATACAACGCCAGACAATACGTTTCCGATGCTAATTCCGCAAGCTACGATGTAAGAAATTATGTAGCTAGGACTGTATCTGCCTCTTATCATGTAGATGGGGCAACAAGTGCAGTATCTTCCGTCAAGGCTTCACAGTATAAGATTCGCGGCATTGCTCAAAGAGTAGAAGAGTCATCGTACAATGTCAGAAACTATTCCGGTGCTTCAGCATTAGCCGAATATGTTTCCAGACAGTTTGTAAACTCTAACAAGACAGGCTCTTTTGATACTCGCGAGTATTCTAGCAATAGCGAAAGCGCAACATTCAATGTTAGAAACTTTGTAGAAGTCGATAAACAATCTGCCCACACTGTAAGGGGATATGTATATACAGAACAGTTCGCAGATTATTTGGCAAGGCTGTATGCTTCAGAATCTAATAGTGCTGGCTATAAGGTCAGAGGGTTTGTCAGTGCAGAGGCCAGCGGAAGCTACGAGGTTCTTAACGAGAGGTTTGTAATTTCTCGTGCCCACGGAAATTACAACGTCAGGAATTATACAGATCGAGTAGCAGAAGACGACTACATTGTAAGAGGGTTCACCACTTCCTCAAACGAAGCTTCTTACTCGGTTAGAGAATTCGCGAACAGAATTATAGAGTCAGACTTCTCTATTAGGGGTTACGCTTCTGTAACCGAAGGCGCGCAGTACAACATAAGGTCAACAGTTTCCACCGAATTCAATTCAGAATTCCTAATTAGAAACTTTGTTGCTTCTTATGTCACTGGCGAATATTCTGGCGAGTCATATAGGATTCCGGTTCTGTCTGAAGCACACGGCAGTTATTCTGTCTCTGCATATGTTATGAGACAGATAACCTCTGAATATAAGTTCGACAGTCCTAGAAAGATTATCCAACAGTCATTTTTGGTTGAACAGCCAAGACCTCAGAGATTCAGTCAGATGGTAGAGCGACCGGAAAGTTTCGCGCCAGATAGGTATAGAGAAGGTCAAAGATTCTACACGTTACCTTAAGACCTTAGACTCAACAATTATGCCATCGCTTCTAAATAGGGGTGATGGCATTTTATTTTAGGATCAAGAAATGATTAACAACAGAGAAGACTTCATCGAGTATTGCTTGAAAAAACTTGGTAAGCCTGTGGTGGATATCTCAGTAGCTGAAGAGCAAATAAGTGACAGGCTTGATGATGCGATTCAGTGGTGGCAAGAATATCACTTTGACGGTATTCAGCGGCTTTACATGAAGCACAAAATCACAGCTAACCACATCAGATTAACTACCGATGTTGGGGCCAGCTTTACAGTTGGCGAGGATGTTGTTGGTAGTGTGTCTGGAGCCAAGTGTAGGGTTTACGACTCCAACGAACCGAATAAGATTCGAACGAAAGTATTCGAAGGCACGTTCCTAGTCGGAGAAACGATTACAGGCTCTCAGAGCGGCGCAACGGCTGTAGTGGACTCTCTGTTCATCGGAGACATACAAAACGGCTACGTGCAGGTTTCTGACGCCATTACGAGCATTCTAAGAATTCTCCCAATCCAAGGCGACAACCAATCTGGCAGCATGTTTGACATTACGTATCAGATCAGAATGAACGACCTATACAACGTGTCTTCTATGAGTCTGATCTACTACACGGTTGTTCAACAGCACCTAAGTCTAATCGACTTTACTCTGAACACTCACCACTCGATCAAATTCAACAGAAAGACAAACAAGGTATTTGTAAACCTAGACTGGCAAAAGCAAGTTAACCCAGATCAATATTTGATTTTTGAATGCTACGCAATTCTAGACCCACAAGAATACGGTAAGGTGTATGACGATATCTTTTTGAAAAGATACGCAACAGCCCTAATCAAACAGCAGTGGGGCACTAACCTCAAAAAGTATCAAGGCATGTCTTTGCCGGGTGGGGTCACGCTTAACGGCCAACAAATCTACGATGAAGCCACCGCAGAGATTAAAGAACTAGAAGACAAGATGCAAGAATACTGGAGTCTTCCTCCTGATGCTATTTTCATTGGATAATCGACCATGGCATTAAATCCATTCTTCAACAAAGGCTCCACGATGGAGCACATGGTCTACGAAGATATGGTAATCGAATCGATTCAAATTTATGGATTTGAAGTCTATTACCTACCAAGAAGACTGCGAAAGTTTGATAACATTCTAGGAGAAGATACACTGAGCGTCTTCGACCTAGCAATTCCTATCGAGGTCTACATTGAAAACTTCGAGGGGCCAGAAGGCGAGTCAGAGATTATCGCAAGATTCGGTCTAGAACTCCGAGACAACTACACCTTCAGAATTTCCAAGAAAAGATGGGAAGCCGAAATTGGTAAGCGGGGAGTCACAATAGTTCACTCTCGACCAAACGAAGGAGATTTAATCTTCATCGAGTTTGGTCAGTCTCAGAAAGAGCTATACGAGGTAAAGTTCGTTGAGCACGAAAAGCCTTTCTATCAACTAGATCGCATCACAACATATGATTTGAAATGCGAAATGTACCAGTATTCAAACGAGCTTTTCAGAACTGGCATTCCTGCAATTGATTCCATATCCCAAGAAGTAGCAATTGACTCTCTTCTATACACGATGGCCTCTGAAGCAGGAGAAGACCTAATATCCGAATCAGGCTCTTTGATTGGAAGTGAACATTGGAACGACGAAACCCAAGAGAAAAATAGATATGCAACCAATGCCGACTTCAAAGAAGAAGCAGAGGGATTTGTTAATTCTTGGAACCCTAATGACCCGTTTGGGGATGGCTCATGCTAGGAAAATTTTACTACAACGCGATAATCAGAAAAACAGTTGTTGCCTTTGGGTCCATGTTTTCTGACCTAAAACTAAATCGATATCTGCCAGACGGAAAGCTGGAACAAGTAATTGCTGTTCCGATTGCATATGCTCCGAAAGACAAAACTCTAGTCAGACTTCGCCAAGACCCAAACCTCAACAACAAAGTTTTAATTGATCTTCCTAGAATGGGATTTGAAATCAATGGGTATGTTTACGATTCTGCCAGAATGACAAACAAGTTTGGCGCAATAACTTACCCAAACGGAATCTCACAAGGAAGTCCGGTCCCTTACAATTTGAATCTGTCTCTCTACATCTACACAAAATCTTCTGACGATGCGTTTGCGATAGTGGAACAAATTCTGCCATTCTTCAAACCTGAGTATTCAGTTCAAATTATCGCAGATGAAAACACCGGGGCCACAATGAATGTCCCATTCATTCTCAACAGTGTTTCGGTAGAAGATAGTTATGACGGAAACTTTACAGAAAGAAGGGCAATCATCCATACGCTAAACTTCACTGCCAAGCTAAACTTCTATCCTTATGTTGACAGTGATCAGTTTACCAACCAGATCAAGAAGGC